GATTTGCCTTGGGCGTTTTGTATTCAACCAGCGAACTCTGCATCATCTGGTGGTATTGGTATGTCACCTACTGGGCCGATTGAAGGTACATGGGTGATTGGTTTCTGGCGTGATCCAGACTTCATGCAAGAACCAATGGTATTCGGAACATTGCCAGGCAAGATTAATGCTTCCGCTGCACCACAAGGTGGAGCTCCATTTGATTACTCTGACGATCAACAGAAACCAGCCGCACAAGTACAGACAACTTCTTTTATTGCAGATGGTAACACTACAGAATTCACAACACCAATTGGAACTATGGACTCAACTGTTCTCGTAACAAAAGATGGCGAATCAGATGTAGCAGAAAACAGACCATCAGAATCACCAATCAATACAGAAGCACAAGCACCAGAGTTTTCTGGTGGTAGAACATATACATCAGATGACTTCGGTAGATCGAGATATGGTAACAGAACTGCAAACGCACTGAACAGTCTTGTTCCTTGGTTGCGTGATAGATGGGCGAATGGTATTGTAAAGTTCATTGAAGATAATCCAGACTATGATGCAAGTATCGGATACGGATACAGATCTATGGCAGAACAAAGAAAACTTTACAACGATTATAAATCTGGTAGAACAAAAAACAGAGCTGCACGGCCTGGTTCTTCATGGCACAATTACGGATGTGCAATAGATCTTCTTATCTATCTACCAAACGGAAAGTACGACACAGGTACAAGTGGTGATAACTATACTTCACGGGCAGTTGCAGCACTAGGACAATTTAAATTAAAGAATGATATTCCAAATGATGTTGGACACTTCTATCCATCTGAGTTTACACAAGGCCCACCTACTTCCCTAAAGAATGGTTCTCAAAGTATTAAGGAATACGCAGAGGAAAAAGGGATTAACACTGAGGTATCATAATGTCATATAAAATTGAAGATAATAAAATCATATTCGATGAACCACCAAGAGAAGGTACGGAAGTTGAAGTAACAGTTTCAACGCAACAGACTCTTAATGGGTTTGGTGATCCTCGTTCTTATTATCCTCGTAGGGTAAATGAGGTAGACACAAACAGACTTGCGGTAAATGATTTATCTAAACAACATCCAGTAGTAGATTTCAAAAAGAAACGTGTGGATGATTTGACAGGTGAACCAAAGACTCCGTTCAATGCACAGTATCCATTCAACCATGTAAGGGAAACTGAGTCTGGTCACATTCAAGAGTTTGATGATACGCCTGGCCATGAACGGATACATGAGTATCATCGTTCTGGTACGTTCTATGAAGTTCATCCTGACGGAACAAAGGTTACTAAGATTATTGGTGAGGACTATGAAGTCGTTCACAAGAACAAAAAGGTTCGTGTTCGTGGTAATGTAGATTTATATGTTGACGGTAATACTAATCTTTATGTTCGTGGTTCTGTCAATGGACAAGTAGATGAGGACATGACTTGGAATGTCGGAAGAAACATTACATTCCATGCGGGCAAAAATATTCGTATGTATTCAAATGAGTCCACAGAGATTACTTCCCAACAAAACATTACCGCAACAGCTGTTGCAGATATAAAACTACAGACACAGGCAAACTTTACTATCAATGTGGATGGGGATTACAAAACAAACATTAAAGGAAACTTGGATATTGTTGGTGATGGACATGGTGTCTATATGTTTGGTGATGATATTAATCTTATCACTTCTACAATTATGGATATTAATGCTGGTACTACGATGAATATTACATCTAGTAGTGCAATGGACTTGGTTGGTTCTACAATAGACTTTAACAAAGCGGGCAGAGCTGCAGCTGCGGTGATAGCTGCTCCAGACATTGAGTTCAAAGACTCTCGTGGGTTTCCAACATATGAAGAAGGTGAAGAGATTACTGAACCACCTGAGGCAATAGTCCTTGATGAGAAACCAAGAATAGAATTGCCAGATGAAGGTGAGTTTATGGGTGACGATGATGTTGAGAAGAGTGAAGATGAAATCAAAGCTGCGGTTGCAGCTGGAAAATATCTACCGACATCATTCTCTGATTATTCTTTCAATGCGCTTGAGGGTAGATACAATACGGAAAGTGCATCAAGAAGATTGATTGCAGAACCAAATGTTCCAGATGACATTACGGAACACGGTGCAGAAACAGGAGAAAATCCAAACATAGCATCTGTAGAGGCTGGTAATCAATCAGTAGGAGCTGTTGAACAGGTTACACTTACGGAACAGAGTGTTGATTATAGTCTACAGATATCAAAACATTATAAGGTTGGTGACGTATCAAAGAATGCGGCGTTCGGACATAAGATAAAAGAACAACACGGTTTAACTCTAGAAGACATAATAAATAATCTCAAGAACTTGGCAACTAATGTTCTTGATCCAATAAAAGACCAATACCCAAATATGTTTATCACTTCTGGTTTCCGCCCAGCGAAAGGTGCATCTCAGCATGAAAGAGGAATGGCTGCTGATATGCAATTTAGTGGTGCATCAAGGTCTGAGTATTATGATATTGCATTGTGGGTTCGTGAAAATGTACCGCACGATCAATTCTTACTAGAATATCAAACTGGTGGTTCTGGTAATCCTTGGTTACACATTTCACTTAAACCGTCTGGTAATAGATTTGATATTGCAACTTTTTATAATCATAGAAGATATAAAGAGTACGGTAAGTTCTATCAGATATACGCATAGGAATAATTATGCCTGAAGTAACAAGAGTTGGATTAGATAATCATGTAGGACACGCAAGTCCTACACCTAATCCATTTCACCAAACCGCATACGCAGCTGGTTCACCAAATGTATTTACAAATGGTGCAGCGACTGTTAGGATTGGAGACACAACATCATGCGGAGATCCAGCAACAGCTGGAAGTTCAACCGTATTTGTAAATGGTATAGGCGTTCATCGAAAAGGTGACGCAACAGGTGGCCACGGTTCATGGGTGCCTAATGCATCCAACTCTGGTTCGTCTAACGTATTCGCTGGAGGATAAGATGTACGAATATAATTGTAAGATATTAAGAGTGGTTGATGGTGACACAACAGACGTTGACATTGACTTGGGGTTTGGTGTATGGTTGAGAAAACAACGTATACGTTTTTATGGTATTGATACACCAGAATCTAGAACGAGAGACTTGGAAGAAAAGAAGTATGGAACAGCTGCAAAGGAATATGTTAAGGCACATATGCCTGTAGGTTCTAACCAGACTCTTGTGACTGTCAAGGATGGGAAGGGTAAATATGGTAGGATACTTGGTCAATTTAAATTGACTGATGGAAGTATTCTTAATGATAAGATGATATCAGAACATCATGCTGTTGCATATTATGGACAGTCGAAAGATGACATAGAAGAAGAACATATAAAGAATAGAGCTCTAGTCGTTTTGTAATTTCGTTATAAATACAATTAAGGAGAATTAAATGGCTGCTAATCCAACTGCATTTAGAGATGCGTCTGCAACAAACGATTCAGATAGAAACGCACAAGTCTTCTCTGACTTGAATTTAAATTTTGTTGCTCATCCTCTTACTGGTGATATAACTAAGCTCACTAATGTTGAAGCAGTGAAGAGAAGTGTTCGTAATTTAATTAATACGAACTTCTATGAAAGGCCATTTCATCCAGAGATTGGTTCTGATGTTCGTGCAGTTTTATTTGAACCAGTAACACCAATCGTAGAGAGCGTTCTTTCACGGCACGTTCAAGATGTCATTACAAACTTTGAACCTAGAGTAGAACTTATCAACGTATCATCAACAGCAAACGTAGATCAAAACGCATACAATGTTACCATAGAATTTTTTGTTGTAAACTCTCCATCTGGTGCTCAGACTGTAAACGTATTTTTAGAGAGACTTAGATAAATGGCAAATAAATCAGAAGTTAATGTTACCGAATTAGATTTCGATGCAATAAAAAATAATTTAAAAACATACATGAAGGGCCAGTCAGAGTTCTCTGATTATAACTTTGAAGGTTCTGGACTTTCAACTATCATAGACTTACTTGCATACAATACTCATTATCTTGCAATGAATGCCAACTTTGCAACGAATGAAATGTTTTTGGATAGTGCGACAACTCGTGGTTCAGTTGTATCACACGCAAAGAGTTTGGGATATACTCCACGTTCTGCAAGGGCTCCAGTTGCAAGAGTAGAGATTACTGTAACTAATAATCAGTTGTCAAACTTGACAATGCCTAAAGGTACAAAGTTTTCAACTTCAGTAAACAACTCGACTTATGGTTTTGTTACTAATGAA